AGCATGTCGGTGCGGTCTATCCGACGATGTTGACCCGGCCTGGTGCGCAAGTGCGGGTGGGGTCGTCGGCTGGTCTTGAGTCGTCGGTGGTGCTGCGTGGCATCCGTGACCGGGGCAGGTCTGGTAAGGACCCTCGGCTGGCCTATGTCGAGTACGGCGCTCCGGTCCGTCCGTGCGAGGACGAGAAGTGCTTGCACGACATCGGCGCCGAAGGTTGCGCTCTGGATGATCGCTCGTTGTGGTGGCACGCCAACTGTGCTTTGTGGTGCGGCCGGATCGCCGAGGAAGCCTTGGCGGATCAACGTCGGGCAATGGCGAAGACGCCCGAGGAGTTCATGCGGGAGTTCCTCTCGTGGTGGGAGGACCCGCTCAGTTTGGGTGGGGCTTTCTCGCCGGATCGGTGGGGCGCCCTCGTCGAGTCGTTCGCTCAGCCGGACCAGGTGCCGGCGATCGGGCTAGGCGGCACGCCGGATGGACTGTACGGGTCGATTGGTGCAGCGGCGGTCCTTGATGACGGGCGCGTGGCTGTGGCGCCGGTGGATCGTCGTCGTGGCCAGAAGTGGCTTGTCGCTGAGGCTGCACGGATTCAGTCGGCGCAGCAGTGCGCGGTTGTGGTCGCCAAGCGGGGGCCGCTGGCGTACCTCATCCCTGATCTTGTCGAGGCGGGCGTTGATGTCGCCGAGGCAGATTCGGCGGACTGGGTTGACGCCTGCGAGGGCTTGTGGCGGCTCGTGGAAGACGCCGCACTCGTCCATCCGGGCGACAAGGGCCTGACTGAGTCGGTCCTGGCTGCGCCTTGGCGTGCAGTCGGTGACCGTCGCGCATTCGGCCGTAAAGGCGGCGACATCTCTTTGCTCGAGGCGGTCACGTTGGCCGCGTGGAAGGCCGGAGAGCGCACGGCGTCGGTCTACGAGTCCCGAGGAGCGTTGACGCTGTGATGTTCAGCAACCTGGTCCTGAAGAACCGTTGGCGAGAGCGGGTCGTCGTGACCCTCAAGTCCGGGGAATCCTTCGCTGGCGTGCTGTGGTCGAACGACTCGCGGGCATTGGTGATCCGCAACGCGTCGGCGCTTGGCGCTGGCGAGAACCGCACCGATCTTTCCCTCGACGGTGAGGTCATCGTCCTGATGGCCGATGTCGCCTACCTCCAACGCCCCTGAAATGAGAGGAGGTAGCGCGTGTTCGTGAGCAACGGGTCACTCGTGACGAAGACGCCCCTCCTGGCAGGGTCACCGACGTATTTCCCGAAGATGTCAACCGCAGGGTTGATCTACCCGACCGCGTACTCTCAGATGTACCGCGGTCAGTTGTGGATCAACATCCTCGTCAACAAGTTGGCAAAGGCTCAGGCGCGGTTGCCGTTCCCGGTTTACGAGCGCGACGAGCTCAACCGGCCGAAGGCTGATGGTCACCCGATGGCGCGGTTGTTGGCGCGGCCGAATCCGGCGATGTCAGCGCACTCGCTGTGGATCTGGACGTCGAGCACCCGCAACACTTTCGGTGAGGCGTTCTGGTTCAAGTCGCGTGACCGGCGCGGCAATGTCGTGGCGCTGTTTCCCCTGCATCCGAGCGGGATGAGCTCTGAGGGCGGCTGGACCTTCGACAACGGCACGCTGACCCTGCGTGACATTCCGCGTGAAGATTTGGTGATCTTCAAGGGTTACAACCCGGACAGTCTCACTCGCGGAATGTCGCCACTTGAGCCACTGCGGGCGACGTTGGAGAACGAGTGGGCGGCGCGGGCGGCTACGTCGTCGTTTTGGGAGCGGGGAGCGCGTCCGGGCCTGTTCTTGAAGCACCCGAAGAACCTCAGTGAGCCGGCGCAGCAGCGGTTGCGCGCCCAGGTTGATTCGATGCACGCCGGCGCCGCCCGGACGGGCAGCACCATGATCCTCGAAGAAGGCCTCGAACCTCACCCTGCGACCTTGACGGCTGAGGAGGCGCAGTACATCGAGACGCGGAAGTTGAACCGCGAAGAGGTGTGCGCCGCTTTCGATGTGCCGCCGCCCGTGGTGCACATCTTGGACCGAGCGACGTTCTCGAACATCACCGAGCAGATGCGTTCGATGTACCGCGACACGATGGGCGGGATCCTGCCGGAGTATGAGGCTGCGGTGGAGACCGATCTGCGATCCGTCGACTGGCCGGATGACGCGGTGTACGCCGAGTTCTTGATGGATGAGGTTTTGCGCGGGGCATTTGAGGCTCGACAGGACGCCCTGGCCAAGGCCACCCACATGACCATTGCCGAGAAGCGGAAGATGGAGAACCTGCCTTTCATTGAGGGCACGGATCGAATCTTCCTCAACACGGCGACCATGCCGTTGGACGCGATCGACAGTCTCGTGGCGCAGCAGGTCCAGGGCTCTGCGTCGGAGAGCGCGCCCGTGGCGCTGCTGTCTGTCGGCGACGTCCGGGCGGTCATGGGTCGCCTGGGCTGGCAGTCATCTCTCGACCAAGTGGACCCGGCACAACTGTGCGACGGGCTCCCGAGCGCGTCGGTGGCGGCGGTCACCGAGGCCCTTGCGCTGGCCAACGACACAACCCACTTGAAGGCGCTCATCAAGGCAAGGAGCCAGGCGTGAAGAAGTCCTATGCGTTCGCAGCGGTAAAGTCGCTGGACTCAGAGAACCCGAACGGCGAGTTTGAGGTGGTTCTGTCTGCCGCGACGGTCGACCGTGACGGCGAGGTCATCGAGGCGCGGGCTTTCGAGCCACTGCCGGAGTCGATCCCGTTCCACGCCTTCCACGACTTCCACGACCCGATCGGGCGCGGCGTCCCGTTCTATGACGGCGACGTGCTCAAGGCCCGCGGCGTGTATGCCTCGACGCCCAGGGCGCAGGAGATCCGCACTCTCGTGGCCGAGGGCATCATCGGCCACACGTCGGTCGGGTTCATGGGCGCATCCCGCAAGGACGGTGAGGACGGCATCCCGCACATCACGAGCGGTGAACTCCTCGAAGGGTCGTTCGTGTCTGTGCCGTCGAACCGTGAGGCTGCGGTCCTGATGGCGAAGTCGTTCGATGCCTACCTGAAGGCCGGTTCCCGCAACTCGTCGAAAGACGCTGAGCGCTTGCAGGCCATCCATGATCTTGCGGTCGACAACGGCGCCAAGTGCGCCGATGACGCCGCAACCACCGAAGCCCCCGCGACCCCCGACGACGAGTCCGGTAAGTCGCTGGCAAGCGAGGTGGTCGCCGCTGCGCTGACCCGCGCACGGCTCACGCTGCTCACCACCGAGTAGCACCCACCCATCCGACGATCCGACCACAGCAGGTGTTCGGGCGTCTCGCTATGCCACGAGAAAGGGCAAGCACATGAGCAACGCACGTCAGCGGCTCGAAGCCGCCGTCAAGAGCCTTCAGGAGTTCAGCGACCAGCTGGACGCCGCGGACGCTCCCCTCTCCGGCGAGGACATGAGCAACCTCAAGTCCCGCATGGAGGAGATCAAGGACCTCAAGGGTCAGGTCGAGGCCGAGGCTGAGGCTGCCGGGGCGGTCAAGGAAGCCCATGAGTTCATGAAGGGTCTCGCCGGTGGCGACGCCCCGAAGGACCGCAAGTCGGCCCTCGTGAACGTCGACGGGCTCCCGATGGACACCCAGGGCAAGACCTTCGGTGAGATGTTCGTCGACTCCGGCGCCTACAAGGAGTTCATCGGCCGCTACGCCGGCCGCGACGGCATCATCCCGTCCACCGTAAAGGGCCTGCAGTCCGGCCCGTTCTCGGCGGACGTGAAGGCGCTCGTCACCGGCGCGTCGTCCACCTCCGGTGGCGCGTTCGTCGTGAACGACCGCTACGCCCCGACCATCGACCTCGTCGGTGAGCGGGAGCTCACGGTCTACGACCTCGTGACCAAGGGGTCCACGACCAGCGACACCGTCGAGTACGTCCGGGTCACCAGCAAGACCAACAACGCGGCCCCTGTCGCGGAGGCCACCACGGCTGCCGCGCCGACCGCTCCGGGCACTGCGGGTGCTCTCGTCCTCGCCGCTGGCGGCGGGTACAAGCCGGAGTCCGGGCTGGACCTGGAGGTCGTCTCGACCACCGTCAAGACGATCGCGCACTGGCTGCCGATCACGAAGCGGGCCGCGTCCGATGCGGGTCAGATCCGCACCCTGATCGACAACTTCCTGCGCTACGGCCTCAACGAGGAGCTTGAGGACCAGATGCTCACGGGTTCTGGGTCGGGTGAGAACTTCACCGGCATCCTGAACTCGGGCATCTCGACCGTGGGCTCGGCGGGTACGGACATCGACGCGATCGTGGATGCGATCCGCACCGTCCGGGTCACGGGTCGCCGTCGTCCGAACGCTCTGGTGGTCCACCCGAACGACTGGTACTCGGCCGGCTTCCTCACTGCGAAGGACAGCTCGGGCAAGTACCTCATCAGCGACCCCGCCGCGTCGGTCGACCAGCTCAACCAGCTGTGGGGCCTCAAGGTCGTCGTCTCGGAGGGCGTCACGGAGAACACGGCGCTCGTCGGTGACTTCCGCCAGGCCGTCCTGTGGGAGCGCGAGGGTGTCAACGTGATGGTCAGCGACCAGCACGCGGACTTCTTCATCCGCAACCTGCTCGCGATCCTCGCGGAGATGCGCGCCGCGTTCGGTGTGCTCGACCCGCAGGCGTTCTGCTCGGTCACCGCGGTCTGATCCGCAACCGCACGGGTGGGCGGCACATCTAGGAGCCGCCCACCCGTGCAGCCCCAACAACGAAGCTCCGCCCATCCCCGAAGGAGATCGCGATCATGTCCGCACGCAAGTCAGCAGAGACCAATCCCCAGCCGAAGGCCGTGGACGTCCCCGACGAGGTGACTCCCGACGTGCCCAAGCCGCCTGTGAAGGTCCCGTCCATCATGGGCTCGACCTTCGCTGAGCGTGCGTCCGCGAACAAGTCCGTTGCCAACGGCCGCGCAGAGGCGAAGGGCTGACCCTTCCCCATGTCGACGCATCCGCTTCCGCCTGCACCCTCGGGCGTTGACGCGTCCCGTTGGGCACAGACCGTGGCGTCGGTGCGCGAATACTGCGGGTGGCACATCGCGCCCGAGGTTGACGAAGAGGTGACGGTCGACGGGTCCGGTTGCGCAGTGCAGATGCTGCCAACGCTCCGGCTCGTCGACCTCATCTCGATCACGAACGACGGTGCGGCCGTCAGCAACCCGGAATGGTCCGCGGCAGGGTTCGTCCGGGGATCGTGGACGTGTCGTCTGCGGGGCGTGACGGCCACAATGCGGCACGGCTACGAGGATTGGCCGGCAGACCTGCTCGGCGTCCTCGTGGAGTTGGCCACTGACGACCAGAAGGCGCGTGTGTCACAGGTGACGAATCGCGCCTATCAGGTGAGTTTCGACACTGACGCCGAGACTGAGCAGCGGCGCAATGTCTTCGATCGCTACCGACTGTCGGACCTTCAGTGATCGGCCCCGTCATCGACGCCGCGCTTCCGGTGATGCGCGCCAATGCTGAGTCGATGATGCTGGACCGCTGCACCATCGAGCGGGCAACCTCGGCATGGGATGAAGTGGCTCAGAAGACGGTCACGACGTGGGCGCCTGTCATCACCGAATCGGTGTGTGACGTGGACGATGGTGCCGCGTCAGGTCGGTCGATCGTCACCGATGAGACGGTGACTCGGGTCGAACCGTCCGTGTATCTGCCTGCATCCGTGGTCGGTGTCGAGCCTGACGACCGTGTGACGGTCACGGCGGTCGGGCCGATGACGGACCCCTCCTTGCTGGACGCGGTCATGTGGGTGAGCCATGCAGTGGCTGGATCGCATGTCGTGGAGTGCCACTTGTCGTGTCGGTGGTTGCGGTGAGCGCGGGCGCGGAGTTTTCGAGGTTTGCGCGGGCGCTGCGGATCGCTGCGGGCGGTCTGGAGTCGGACGGCCGGAAGGCTGTCGATCGCGTGGCTCAGGGTGCGTTGCGCACGGCCCAGGCTCACGCCGGCGTCGACTCTGGGGATCTGCGGAGCAGTCTGCGGGTGTCATCTCGCGGTGGGGAGTTGCGGGCGGCGGTGGAGACGGACCTCTATTACGCCCGGTTCCAAGAGTTCGGCACGTCGAAGATGC